CCTTCTGGTTGATAAGATTGATTTTGTAATTGTTGCAACATCTGATTACGCTTCTGCATATTACCAACGATACCTGGTTGAGGTTTTCCCTGTTCTCCAGCTTTCTTTTGTTGCATTAACTTGTTGATAATCGCAGCACCACCAGCACCAATACCCAGTGCGGCACCAGCAGCGATAGCAGGAGCTATCTCATCAAGATTTTGATCCTTTGATTCAACCGACTCCTGTGCACTTTTAGGTTTGGGTTTAGGTTTGGGTTTTGGTTTTGATCCAGATGCTGGTGGAAGAGGAGGTGCTGCAGGTGGTCTAGTGACACCTGTGCTACCACTTGAAGGATGGGGTTTAAACTGTGTTTGAGTTTCAACTTGTTCGGCAGAAATCAATCTGACCTCTTCACCCATTGGTGGATTGACGACTATTTTGTTATTGACACCAGGTTGAGCCACAGCGCCATTCTCTGTGGCTTTAGTCTTTTTTGGCGTCTCATTACCCATCACTTCTCTAAGATCATTTCTCCAATCGGAGAAACCCTCAGTTCTTACATTTCTCTTCTTGATTGCAGCACCGATTGCGGCGCGGCGTTTCATCAGATACTTATCAGATGAATCTGTATCACCATCATTATCAACATCTGAATCTTCTCTGCCGACTGGATCAAGTCTCTTCTTTTTCTTTTTCATACCGCCACCTCTTTCCTTGGCGATTCTCTCTCCCTTCTCTTCAGGAGCCTCTCCTTGATCACTCATCTCAACTGAGGCGATCTTTGGATCAGAACGCAGTTGTGCAATCTTCTCACGTGTGGCAAAACGTGTATAGGATGAACCTGTTTCTTTTTCCTTTACACGTACTTTATACTTAGTGCCGGCTTTGGTTTCCTTAGTGGTCAATTCTTGAAGATCACCAAAGTATTGATCCCAATCAGAGCTCTCTCTAAACCCTTGAAACTTATTAGCAAGTTGTGCTTTCTGTCTTGTAGGAATATCAAACAGATGTTGATTTGCTTCCACAAATCTCGCAAACTGTTTGACAGACATTTGGAATTTTTCAGCCTGCTCTGTAAAAGCATTCGTCTTTCTTACGATGACGGACTCCATCTTTTCGTCGCACTCACATTCCTTACCCTTGGGTTTCTTCATCGCAGTCTTTTCTTTATTCGCATCAGCTTCGACAGTGGACTTCTTACTGATATCGTGATACGATTCCACGAATGACTGGTGTTCAGATCGAACTTGTTTGGAGTCCTTCATTTTACCTGGTTGTTCTCAAAAGTTTCCTAACTTTATTTATAAAGGGGTATTTCTGTCCAGGTGTCATACTAATGGCGTGATCACGATAATCGTCAGTACCGATCTCATACACTTCATTGACATCTTTTAGCCAAGACTTGAACATAATGTTATCTTCTGTGACCGCAATGACATAATTTGCACCACGCCTTGTGATTTCACCAATCAAACCGTGATTCATATTTTCAACCCACTGACCCACTTGAAAAAGTTTTTGACTAATATAATTTTCGCGAAGAGCTGATGGAAACAACTTAGGTGCAATACGCCACTCCTCAGTGGTTTTCACTCTCATGTTTTTGCGAAGAGTATCATAGAGTTGTTTTGTTGTTTCATCATCTAAATTTTTTGAGATACCGCTTCTAAAGGTATCATAATCACCATCTATTGCAGCTTTTCTGAGTTTAGAGGCAGACATACCCTCAACGCCTTGGGCATCGGCATCACGTTCCCCGGCTGATACAACGTTAATATTCTTAAAATTATACAGTTGACCGTTGTATTTGTTTGCGAGGTTCTCAAACTCTTTGACTCTATCAGATCCAACCACAATATTGACAGAGGAATGTCCTTTTGCATCAGCGGCCTTTAATACATCAAAGATAGTTTTTGTTCCCTCATCATCAACGATTGCATTTGCGTGTTGTGGAAACATCTTACGCATATATTGAACTTTCTCTCTTGGATCAAGAGGATTCTTAGCAGGATCCTGTGATCTGGAGGGGTAGACGCGATACATCCCACCCTTGCCTGCAGTCTGACTGATCGTATTCAATAGTTTTTCGTGACCAATCGTTGGAGGGTTGAAGCGTCCAAAACCGATCGTGAGGGGCCCAGAGTCTTCCTTTTCTCCCTGTTCAGGTTGAGATGTTTGTTGTTGAGTTTTTTGTTTGGGTTTTTCTACTGGTTCTGGTGCAAGATCGGCAGGGTCCATTGGTTTACCTGCAGATTTGCCACCGAAAAATTTCAGTTGACCACCGATAGTTTTAGCAACAAGTTTACCAGTGTTGTCATAATAATCTCCATGACCATCACTCTTCAACCCCATCCGTTTTGCTTGATCGGATGCTTGGGTTGCAGCCTCAAGAATGTATCTAACCCTGTTAAAGAATCTCATCCCTTATCCCTCTTCCTATATTGTCTCATATAAAGAGAATGTGGAGAAACATTTTCTTGAAACTTTCCTTGATAGTGTTGGTTATTTTATACAGGTAATTCATTTTGTCCCGTTCGACCAGTTTTTATCAGCGGTAAAGTTTGCGCGACTGAACTCTAAACGATCAACAAGTTTAAGAGCATTGCCAGAACGAATGGCGACGAAACCCTCAGGTGCGGTTACCCTGTAGCCATTTTCAGTGCGTAGAAAGGTCCCCAAACTTTGAACCTTTTCTAGCCGGCGAATGATGTAATTCTTGGCTTCAATCAGATTCATATACGATGCAACCGTGAAGTAAATAGACCTCTCATTCATTTGAATGAACTTCAGTCCATTTGTTCTCATTTGTAAATATTTATCTTGTGAAGTTTTAGTCTTTTTAGATGCGATTTCTTTATTCATCAGACCAGAGTAGAACCCCTTGAAGTCTTGAACGACGGCCTTTGCATTGGTAATTGATTTACCCTCACGGATATATGAGTTGAAAAATTGTTTGAACATCACGTTCATCATAAATCGACTCTCACCAAACTGAGTGAGAAGATTCAGAAAGGTGCTGGCTTGTTTGAGTGATCCCTCTGCACGATTGACAAGAAGATCATACTGTAGTTTGTCCTGGGGAGTCAGTCTAGCAGCACCCGTGACATCGTTGAATTCAGAACTAAACACCATCACATCGGGGTTACCCTGCAACGTAGAAACATTGACACCAAACGTTGCACTCATATCCGCAAGTGTCGGTCCAGTGTAAGTGGTGTGGAATACAATACCTAGTTTGGCTCTTGCGACCTTACGACCAATATCGGAGTTTGACGGGACAGCGTAAACGATTGTATTGGGTTGGAATGTGATGGACTGGACACCATCGATTGTCTTGGAGTCTTTGTCATTGGTGAACAGTAAATCACCTTGAAGCACACCTTGCATGGGAAGTTGTGACAGATACTTATAAGCATCTTTAAGTTTCTGAGCCAACTGACCGTCATAGATTTTATCTACATCAGCCTCAGAGTAGATAACTTTGGGTGCGGTCTTTGCAAATACAGACTTTGTACCCACAAAAAACTTCTGGGACTGAGGATCACGACCACAGATGATCGCGGGTGCACCATCCCATTTTGTTGTGATTCTTATATTGGATTGAGGTTGAGTGAGCATATCACCCAACTCACGAAGAAAATTTATCGCGTTGAAACCACCTTGACTACCCTGGTTAAGGATGTCATCTTCAAGGTGTTCAAGGTGTGTGTTCTTGGCCATATCCTTATAGTACCAGAGAATCAGTCGTATGGTCAGAGGAGTGTGTCAATATTTACACCGGCCCCAGCGAGCGCAGAGGGTGCGATTACACATCGAACATTTTCAATAATTTTTTGAGTGCTTCCACTCTTCACAACAACTCTTCGACCACTAGTATATCTGGCAACAATGATCGCACGATAGGGATTATTTCTTTCGGTGAAAGGTGTTGTGACACCATTGATCTCCATTGGTCCAGAGAATGTAAGTTGAAAAGTGATATCACCATCTGGACTCACAATCGGTGTGAAAATAAACTCTCCCTGTCCTAGTAAATGCACATTGTCTGGTCCAAATGGTCTACCGTAATCAGGGCCATAAATCGATCTACTGATTAAAGTAGGATCTCCAAGATATCGAAAGACTCTTTTCGAAAGTCTACCTGCAATAAAAGGATTATTTGAATATTGATTTAGTTTCATCTTGTCATCTTCATACAGTGTATAAAGATCATTAAAAAACTGTTGTACCTCAGCGTCATCCATTATCAAACCAGGATTCGCCGGTGTGCCTGACTGTTCTGAAACACCACCGTAATGTTGAAATGCGGCTGCAGTTGCACCTTGTTTGTGAGAGATATAGAGAATCTCTTTCCCTCTTTTATCAGTCAAAGCAAAATCAGCTTTCGCCTCTCTACCTAGAGGTCGTGTTGTTACCTTTCTAATGCCTGAGATGCCGTTGATTGGACCTAGACCAGGGACCGTAATATTGAAAGATGATTTTCCACCTCTTCCAACACCAGCGACATCCTTTAATTCCTCTAAGAGTGTTTGTGTTAATAAGAGAGTTCTTTTTTCTGCTGCATCACCTGCACTAGTTGGTTTTCTGATTGATGTAAGTTTTAAAAATCCAGTTTTGTTTTTGAATCTTACCTGAGCGCACTTTTCAGTTCTTGTCTTACCCAACGGACCTTTAGTAACAAAAACACTGTAGATTGATGTGCTAGTTATTTTTACTTTGTCACCAACCTGTGCGATTCCGATTGCATCACTTTGTTTTGACGGTGAGGTCTTGGAGAACACCATACCTGGTGATTCAACAAGATAATCAATAGATGCTCTATCAGTGCGATCGACAACATAAACTTTCCAGTTTTGTTCTCCCGCAGTTGTCTTTCCAGATAAATTTGCCATCAAAAAAAGAGGGACCAGCCCTCTTATTTATTCTTTGATATAAAAGTATCCGCAGTAATCATATCAAGTTGAATATCAATTTGATTCATTACTTGTCTGAGATCAACAACTCTAGATGGTGCAAACTCTTCACTGTATCCCGCAGTTGCGTGATCAAGAGCAGCAAGAACTTCAAGGGCGATAGGAACCTCAAGTTTAAGATTTACTTTTTTCATAATTAGTCTTTATCGAAGATGTTTCCAAAGAAACCTTTGTCACCAGGTTTGCGATTTTCAAGTTTATCAAGAATAGAATCTGTGGCTTGCAGACTTTCAATACGTGCTATGAGATCTGCAATCACACTACAAACCATTGGTCGTTCTTGACGTGCTGCATATGCAAGTGCATTACGTAATGAGGCCTCAGCTTCTTTTAGGGATTCTTGAACAGATTGTGATAGTGCCATATTTCGGGATTTTCTAAATCTTTGCAACGGGGGTAGAAGATGCCGTCTTGAACACAACCATCTTCTGGTTTAGGTTTGTCATATTTTACCACAACATCAGGTGTTTGTCTAAAATTACATAACTCACCTTGTTTCTCAATGAAGTTTGCAAAACAAAGTTGTGCAATGAATGGGGCAAGGTATGTAATCCCGTACATTAAACATCTCCTTCTTTACGGTTCTCTGAGAAGTACACATCAAATGCACCCTCAGGATAACGGGCCATCAGTTTTTCGACATTCATTTCAACCACTTCTTCAAGTGACACACCAAGTCCAACACAGGCCTGCATCACGTACCACATCACATCACCCAGTTCACGTTTCAGATGAAAAAGATTATCTTCATTCACGGGTTTCCCTTGGAAGACAATTTTCTTAACCACTTCAGTAAACTCACCAGCCTCTGCAGTCATACCTACAGCAGCAGTAAGCAATCGCTGGGTAGGAAATCCTTGATCGTTGAGAGTTGAGAGACGTTGGCTAAATACATCATAACTGCGACTTTCTTTTGAAGTAACGGCATCGACAAACTCTTGGTACTTATTAAAATCAACGTGTCGTTTCATAACCAAAACTTTAACTCCGCAAACCTGTTCTTGAATTTACTTTCGGGCTCATCATAATCTGAATCTTGTCCTTTGTCAAGGATGTCGTGTTGTGCGGTCTGTTCACAATCGTACAATCTCATCTTAGCACGATCGATACCAATGATGAATCTCTTGTTAATCGTAGGGTCATTATATCTATTCTTCAATTGTTTCACCATAATTTGTCCCAGTTCTTCCAACTCCTCTGTACTAATAAGAGCAAACATAAGATCGGCAGTAGCAGGAAGGCCAAAGGATTCAGAAGTATCAGTA